GTGGGAAAAGACCGCAAGGGCGGACGGAAGGTCGAGAACCAGCGTCAGCGTGACGGGGCGGCATCACGAACCAGGGAGAGGCTGGAAGCGATCCTGGAAGCGCTGAGCACGAAACTCGAAGAGAAGATCAAGAAGGGTGAGGTCAATCTGGCGATTGCTGATTTGTTGAAAATCCTTCAGTACGAAGGCACGCTGCGAGAACAAGAGATCCCGGAAGAAGTCAAAGTGATATGGATGGAAACCGAAAACTCGAAGTAAGACGGCTCGGCTACAGACCGTTGCCTTCGCAGATTCTGTTTCTAAAGCTGGAGGGCACCTTCAAAGGGTTCGCGGGGCCGGTCGGGAGCGGAAAGAGCCAGGCGTTGTGCCAAGAGGCTATCCGGTTGAGTTATGTAAATGCCGGACTTACCGGGCTACTAGGCGCACCGACTTACCAAATGTTGAGGGATACCGCGCAACGAACACTGCTGGACATCCTCGATTCGCGGGACATTCCGTACGAGATGAACAAGTCGGAGAACTACCTGGTGTTCAAGGATACGAACTCGACGGTTCTGTTCCGGGCGGTAGAGGAGTTTGAGCGACTACGAGGAACGAACCTGGCGTGGTTCGGGTTGGATGAACTCACCTACACACCGGAGGAAGCCTGGGATCGTTTAGCAGCGCGTCTGAGGGACAGCCGGGCGACGAAGCGCTGCGGCTTTGCGGTATGGACTCCCAAAGGTCACGACTGGGTGTGGCGGAGGTTCGTTCACGATAAGACGGAGGGTTACGCGGTCGTGCACGCGGAGCCATATGAGAATCGCCACGTAGCAGAGAGTTACTACAAGGACCTCGAAAGAATTCTCGATAAGAGGCAGTTTAAACAGGAAGTTCTCGGTAAATACCTGAATGCAGACGCGACTCGAGTGTATTCGGCATTCGATGCAAACGAGCACGTGAGAACGGTCGAACTCGATAATGCATTACCGCTGCGCTGGGCAATGGACTTCAACATCGATCCGATGTGCTCGGTGGTTGCGCAGATCAAGGGCGATCAGGTGGCGGTGCTCGATGAGATCTTTCTAAAGCCGGGTACAACCACTATGGCCTGCGAGGAGTTTCTGAACCGGTTTGGTTCGCACAAGGATGTGGTTCTATATGGAGACGCAGCCGGTAATCAGCGGCAGACGGCGGGCGGCGACACGGACTTTAAGACTGTCGAACAATATTTCCAGATCAATACGACCCTTAAAGTGCACAGTCGGATCTCCGCTTCAAATCCACCGGTAAGAGCGCGGATCAGCAATACGAACCGAATGCTACGAGATCTCCACAACGAGGTCAAACTCAAGATCGACCCGCGGTGTAAAGAATTGATCTTCGATATGGAAGAGGTCAGCTACGACTCTACGACGTGCGAAATCGACAAGCGAAAGGACCGGGATCGTACCCACCTCTCGGATGCGCTGGGCTACATGCTCTGGGAGGAGTTCGCACCTAAGCAGAAGATAGGCGAACAGCAAAGAAGACTAGTATGAATATTAACCGCGAACATCCAGAATACGCCGCGCGAAAGGCGATGTGGAAGCAGTATAAGGACCTATACGCAGGAGGCGAGCAACTACGGACGAACGCCTCCGACTACCTGATGCGCCGGATACAGGAACCGGGCCAGGTATATCAGGAACGGCTCAGCCGGGTGTTCTACGAGAATTACATCGGGTCGATCATCGATTGGTACGCGGCGACCCTGTTGCGGCGAGAGCCGTCACTGGTATTCGAGACGGCAGATGCGGCGGTGAAGGAGTTTTACAACACTTTATCGGAGGACTGCGACCTCAAGGGAACGTCGCTAAGCGAGTTTCTGCGGCAACGATTCGTGGAAACGCTGGTGTGTGGGAGCAGTTACCTGGCGGTGGATTTTCCGCGGGGAAATGCGCCAGCGCGAACGCGAGCAGAAGAGGACGCATCGGGGCAGTCGAGAGCCTATCTGGTCGATTACAGCGCCGACGAGGTGATCAACTGGAATTACGACCAGGCCGGCGGGATGGAATGGGCGGTGGTCCGAACGTCATGTTTGCAGCAATCGCAGTTGTCTGATGCGCGCTGGGAGCGCGAGACGCGGTGGATCTATTACGACCGCGAGAACTTCCAAGTCTATCGCCGTAAGGGAGAGGCGAGCCAGATCGAGCTAATCGACGACGGGAAACATGCGTTAGCGGCGCTGCATAGGGTGCCGTTGTTCCGGCTTAAAGTTACCGAGGGGTTGTGGCTGATGAATAAAGCCGCACTCCTGCAGCTGGAGCATTTCAACAAATCGAACGCCCTAGCCTGGGCACTTACGATGGGCCTCTTTGCAATGCCGGTCGTATATTCCGACAAGCAGTGGCAGCAAGTAGTTGGAGAGACCTATTACATCCAGTTAGGGCAAGGCGACCGATTCGGTTGGACGGAGCCGGATGGAAAGGTTTACCAGATCGCGGCGGACAATCTGGTGCGGCTGAAGGATGAGATCTACAGAGTCTGCTACATGATGGCGCAAGCCGGCGAGCCGAACTCCGGAGGGGCAAGGCAGTCAGGCTTGAGCAAGCAAAGGGACTTCAGCGTGACACAGGAAGTGCTGCGCGCGTATGGAGACGCTCTGAAAGACACAACCCGGCAGGTGCTCACCGCGATCGCTGCGGCGCGTCAAGATGACGTGCAAATTGATGTATCGGGACTAGACGAGTTCGACATCGGAGACTTCGGTAACGAGTTGGATGATGCGAAAAAGCTGCTGGACATGGGAATCGGTTCGGAGACGCTGAAAAGACAGGTTTTCAAGAAACTGGCACTTAAGTACCTGAGCGACGCTCGCCAGGAAATCAAGAATCGGGTGGCAGAGGAGATAGAGCAGGCATAGGGCTCGATTGCGGCAGCTGAAACGCGGAGATGGCGCGGTAATGATCCGCGCTGTCTCCGCATTTTGTTTTGGTGGGTCGACGCGGCAACGATGTCGGACTGCAACGAGACGGGACATGGAATTGTTGGGTACAGGAGGTGATATGGACGGGATTGATGTACAGGCGATTGTGAAGGCGGCGATTCAGGAGTATGCGAGCCAGGAAACGACCAAGAGCGAACCCGCTTACAAAGCGGAACTCGTGGAGGAGCGAAAGCGGCGCGAACTGCTGGAACGCCGAGTAAATGAGCTTGTGGAGGAAAACAAGCGCAGCCGGAAGACAGCAGAGGAGGCGGAGCGCAGCTCGGCGGTACGTGCGGAGTTGCAACGACTTGGCGTGGCCAAGATCGATCTGGCGTTTAAGGCGGTCCAAGACGGCGTCGTGCGGACCGAGGACGGAAGATTGGTGGCACGGACGGAAACCGGCGAGACATCGCTGAAGGACTACCTAACGGTGTTTGTAAGTGAGAATCCCGAGTTTCTGCCGGCAAGAATTGCCGGAGGGACGGGAATGGCCGCCAGTCTTAAGGCTCCGGCCCCGGCAAAGGAGACGGTGGAGCTGGAGCGCATAAAGCCGGGAATGAGCGCGGAGGAGATGCAGCGGGTGCGAGAGGAAATCGTCCGCGTTGCATCACAGGCGTTGCGAGGTATTTAACTCGGCCTGTCGAGAACGGGGCCGATTACAGAAACGACAAATTGAGAAGGAGAACGAATGGCAGGTATTACTTCAACGAATGTAGCAAACGCGATTGTGAAACTGGTGGCGGCCGACGCTTTGCCGGTGCTGGTGGGGAACCTTGTGATGGGAAACCTGGTGAATCGCGATTACGAGCCGGTGCTGGCGCAGGCCGGCGATACGGTGAATATCCCGATTCCGCCGACGATGGTGGCCAACAACATCGTCGACGGGACGGGCACAGTGACGCCGCAGAATCCGAGTCTGCAAAACGCGCAGATCGTGCTTAACACGCACGCTGAAGCGACGTTCCAAATTCCGGACGTGACAAAAGTGCTGGCGGTTCCCGATCTCCTGAAGATCTACATGGAGCCGGCGGTGGCTGCGATCGCGCAAAAGATCGAGGGCGATCTACTAGGCCTCTACAGCCAGTTCACCGCGAACACTCCGGTGGGGACGCCGGGTGTCGCGATTACCGACGCTACGATCGACGCGGCGGAAACGGCGCTGTTCATGGCGAAGATTCCGCCAAGCGATCAACGGTACATGGTAGTGGACGCGACGACCTACTCGCAATGGCGGCAAATTCCGCTATTCGAGGAGTTTTCGATGGCGGGCCAGGCGGGCCTGAGGGCCCTCATCGACGGGACGATCGGGAAATACAAAGACTTTTTCGTGTTCCGTTCGCAGTTCGTTCCGAAGACGGGATCGAGCCCGGTGACGACGCACAATCTAGGGTTCACGAAGAACGCCATCGGACTGGTGGTACGGCGTCTGCCGCAACCGCTTCCGGGGACGGGTGCGATCGCGGAGTATGCGGAGCTCGGCAACTTCGGGATGCGGGTCCTGATGAGCTACCAGCCGAACACGCTGGCGCAGCAGTTCACTGTGGATGTCCTGTATGGCTGCGGCGTGCTGCAGAATGCGGCGGGCGTCCAGGTGAACACCTAGGCTTCGGCTCCATAGGCAGGCCCTTAGACACGCGGAGTGTTCGTGCAATATTTTACGGCGAGTGCTCCGCGGTTTTTTAGGAGGGCGAGGTTAGTTGAGGAGAAACAGAAATGGATTTACGAATTTACTACCAAAAGGTCAGAGATACGGAAGCGAAAATCGCCGAAGATTTTCCGGTCGTGGTCAGCCGAGAGACACCAGACGGTGGTAAGCCAGGGGTCCGGACTCAAGTACCGCGAAGGATCGCGGCGAAGATGATCGTCGAAGGTATCGCGGATCTGGCGAAGCCAAAAGAGAAAGCTAACTGACATGTTATTTACGGACGGCGTGGTTTCGAGCGTGGAGTACCTGGCCAAGCAGGACTCACGTCTACTCGACGTTGCCGACGTCGAAGACATCGATGTGACGGTAAAGATCGCCCTGGCCGAAGAGGAGATCGCGGTGGACCTGGAATCGATGCTGAGGGGCGTGAGATGGCTCGATCAGCCGTTCTGGTGCCGTCCGAGACCGGATACAGACAATATCGTAGTTACTCCGGCGTTAAAACTGTGGCACACATATCGGACGATCGAGATGGTCTACGAAGATGCTTTCTTCAGCCAACTGGACGACCGGTTCAAAGCGAAACGAGACCAGTTTCACGAGAAAGCCCGGGCTGCGCGCGAACGCCTCATCGATACGGGCGTAGCGATTGTATGGAACCCGGTGTCGCAGGCTGATTTGCCGTTTGTGGGGCCGATTCCCGGCACCAGCTTACCGGACGGAACCTACTACGTGACCGTGAGCTGGGTGAACAAAGACGGTGGGGAGGGAGCGCCCGCAGTCGCTACCTCGATTACGACTTCGGGGAGCTTGTTCCTAGTGACACCGGGGAGCGCGCCGGAATCGGCTGCCGGGTGGAACGTTTTCGTAGGGACTGCCCCGGAAACGATGTGTCTACAAAACGCATCCGTGATTGCTCCGGGAGCCGCGTGGGCTCAGAGGAATATACCGGAAACGGGACGCGGTCCAGGTAATGGGCAGCTGCCTGACTACGTGCAGCCGATACCACGAGTGATTCGGAGAGGATGATGATGGCCGGAATTGCAAGTTCACTGACAGGCGCAGTTATGGGCCTGCTGAACGGGGCGGCAGGCGGCGAGGGAAATGGCAACATAGCCGCGTTGACGGCGGGAGCTCTGAGCACAGACCAGATTTGGACTCAAAATGTTGGGGCCGATCTGGCAGAGAAAGCCAACCTCGTTCGATATCCAGTGGTGCAGATCTATTGCGAGAAGCTTGTGAACAGCCTGACGGAGAAATTCCGTAGCTTTTCCGGAACGGCCCAGATGGTCATTGAGATCCGCCACTCACAAGACCGGCTAGAGGGCCTACAGGACGCACTCGAATCCTACGCCGACGCGGCGACGGCACTGGTAAATGGATCGAGAGGCGACTGGGGAAACGGAATGTTCTATGGCGGCGGTTACGAAGTAGCATATAGCGCCGTAAAAAAGGGCGGTAAGAACTTTATACAGGTGACAAAAGTCACCTTCAAGATTGGAGTCAGCAGGAGTTAACATGTCGGGTTATATATCTTCGAACGCGAACCGGTTTTATGTGGCGCTGGAGAGCGCCTACGGAAGTGTGGCAGCAGTCACGGCCGCCCATCGTATTCCGGCCTTAAAACTGACGGTGCAACAGCAGATGGGATTGGCCGACCGGAAGGACAAGACGGGAAGCCGCACTTACGGCGGAGTGCCGACAGGCGGGCGGAAGCAGACGACGTTTGAACTCCGAACGTATCTGACGAGCTGGGACAAGAGCACAACGAGTCCCGTCTACGGGCCATTGGTTCAGGCCGCCTTGGGCGGAGCACCTTTATCGACGAGCGGCGGGACGGTGACATCGAGCTTGGCGCAAGGCCAGCTGGCGTTTGCGGCAAATCACGGCCTCGTGGCCGGGCAGGCGGTAGCATCCGCGAGCGAAATCCGCTTTGTCACAAACGTGGTGGATCCGTTGACCATTCAACTGAACGCTCCGTTTACAGTGACGCCGACGGGCGCACTCGGAGGGACCGTAACTTATACACCGGCTACGAATCTGCCGAGCGTAAGCGTGTTCGATTACTGGAGTCCGACGACGGCGGTTCAGCGATTGCTTTGCGGGGCCGGTGTGGATCAAATGACGGTCCTGGTGAACGGCGACTATCACGAGGTCCATTTCAAGGGCATCGCGCAAGACGTGCTAGACACCAGCAGCTTTTCCGCCGGAGGGGGCTCGCTGCCGAGCTTCCCTGTGGAGCCGGCCTTGAGCGCCTTCGATTTCTCGGTCGTACCGGGGAATCTGGGTCAAGCGTGGCTAGGAACGTCGCCGAACCAGTTCTTTACCGTGACGAGCGCCTCGCTGGTAGTTAAGAACGCTCTCGATACACGTTCCAAGGAATTCGGATCGAGCGTCCCAAGGGCGATTTCACCGGGTCAGAGGTCGGTGACGGCCGCAGTAGATTTATACAGCCAGGATGATATGGCGACGACTGCGTTGTACCAGGCAGCGCGACAGCGGTCACCGATTACCGCGATGTTTCAGTTGGGAGAATCGGCAGGGCAGATGATGGCGCTCTATATGAAAAGCGTCGTGCCCGAAGTGCCGGAGTTCGACGACGGCGAGCAGCGGCTGCAGTGGAAATTCCGGCCTTCGCGCGCGCGAGGAACGGCGGATGACGAAGTAGTCGTCGCTTTCGCCTGAGTCTGGGCGTGTCCCAAAAGAAGCCAGGTACTAATCGAATGAACTACGAAAGTGTAAGAGTTGTCGACTCACAAACTGTGCAGGGAGTGCGCCTGACAGTCGCGCGAATGTCGTTCAGTCGGAGAGTGGACTTAATGCGAACCGTGCGGGACTTGGCGCGACAGGTCGAGTTTCTCGAAGCGGGAAAATCGACGAACGAGAAGATGGATGCTGCGCTACTTCAGGCTGAAATCGACCGAGCGTTTCTTAAATGGGGTCTGATGGAAGTGTCCGGCCTGGTCGTAGATGGCGTGGAAGCAACCCCGGGGTCGTTGGCTGACGCCGGCCCGGAGCGGCTTTTCCGCGAGGCATTAAGTCTAGTGAGGGCAGAAATCGGCCTGAACGAGCAAGAACGAAAAAACTGATTGTCGCCTTCCACTTCCAGCTCTCAAACCAGGCCGGGTGGAGGTGCGACATATGCAGACAACGGGGTCTGGAGGAGCGACGGCGATGCGGTTGGGCCGGTAAAAGTAGCGCGGGAAGGACACTTGTGTGGGCGAGAAGGAACATAGCGCTGGAAACGTGTCCGGTTTCATATATATCGGCGGAGAGCCTGGGGATGGTTGAGGAATTTCTTGTCAGGCGACGCCTCAGAACCATGCCCTACGAGGGGCTTACATCGCGTCAAGTGGAAGCATTTTTAATTCTGGAAAGAGAACTTGCGAACGAGATGAGCAATGGCCAGCACAAGTGAAGAAAAGCTGTACGAACTATTCGCGGAAGTATCTGCCGGTACGGGTATGGGACCGGGTATCGGGAGCCTTGACTTGGGAGCTAGCGATCTGAGGACGGTCGTTGATAACACCGCGGCGCTGTCGGAAACGGTGAACGATGTTACGGAGACCATGCGGGCCGCGGTCGTACAGGTGAGCCCGCCGGGACGCACGGCACCACAGACCGCAAATCCGGAGCAGCCAACGCCCGCGAGCTCGCCGGACGCCCCTACGTCGACTCTCCTAAGCACCGCGTTGAGTGGCATACCGGCGGCGGGTGCCGTGGCATCGGCCGTCTCAGGCGGCGGAGGAAGCATCGGCAACACGTTGGAGTCGATCGGCAAATCGATTTTGGAGAGTGGATTTGGGATTTTGCCACTGATTGGGGGCTTATTCGGACTATTCGGAGGAGGAGACTCATCGAGCACGCCGCAACTGGAGAAGTATGTGATGCCAGCGCCGATCGCGTTTCAAGGAGCGGAATCGCCTGGCGGCGACATAATCAATGGCGATTACGATCAGATGGGAATCCCAAGGGTGGACTACGGTTCGGGCAGCACGACGTTGGCGGCGTCGAGCGCGCCCGCCGGCGGGAGCTTGAGTGCCACTGGGGCGGTGGCACCCGCTCCCGCCGCAGCATCGCCAGCCGCACCACAAATCACCGTCAACGTGCAAGCAATGGATGCACGTTCGTTCCTGGATCGCAGCAGCGATATTGCGGCGGCAGTGAGAGACGCGATGCTGAGTCTGAATCCAATTAACGACGTAGTAAACGATTTATAGCTAATTTGGCACAGTATGGGTGAGAAGTGATGACGTTTCCGACGCTAAAGACGAACGCGGTTGCTCAGTACCCGGCACAGCGAATCGTGTATTACAGGAACCAGATCGTGCGCTTTGTGGACGGCGCCGAGCAAAGGTATCGCGATGGAGCAGGCGGACTACATCGATGGGTTATCAAGCTGGACCTGCTGGACGAATCGGAGGCCGCGGCTCTGGACGATTTTCTCACAACAAATCAGGGACAGTTTGGAACATTCTCGTTTACCGACCCTTGGGACGGCACCGTTTACCCGAATTGCAGCTTAGAGTTGGACGGAATGAGCATTACAGCGAACGGAGAAATGAGAAGCAAAACTAGCTTAACAGTTGTGGAGAATCGAAGCTGATGTTGACGTATCCCCAATTGCAGTCGGGAGCAATCGGGCAGTATCCAGTGCTCAGGCGGCGAGCGCTAAGGACGGTTGTCAACCGCTCGTCGGACGGACACGTGTTTAAGCTGGCCGATCCGGCTGGGGTTATTACCGAGTGGAGCCTGTCGTATTCCGGCCTGACAGATCGAGAATTACGGACATTAGAGGCATTCTTTGCTGCCGCAGAAGGTACGCTCAATGGCTTCACATTCGTTGACCCCACTGCGAACCTTTTGGCGTGGAGCGAGCAATTCGATAACGCGGTGTGGCTAAAGGGGCCTCAACTCACGATAAGCGGGCAGCAGATCGCGAACGCCAGCGCCGGCGCTCAGAGCATAACGCAGGCGCTCGCCGCGCCCTCAGGATATGTCTACTGCTTTAGTGCCAATGTGAAGGCCGCTTCAGCGACAATCGTCACGATGTTGAGCGGCAAACAGAGGGCAGTTCGAGGAGTTGGGACGGACTGGACGCCCATCGTCTTCACGGCGAATGACGATCCGACGTTTGGGCTCGAACTGGGGGCCGAAACTACGGTGGAAGTCTCCGGCATGCAAGTGGAGGCACAATCGTCAGCATCGTTGTATCAGTCAAGCACGACCGGTGGTGTCTATGAAAACGCCCGCTTGGCCGACGACACACTGACAATCACCAGCACGGATGTGAACTGCCATTCCTGCTTGGTCAGGGTTGTTCATACGGCGCATCTGTGACAAACACGGGGATTCACAATGCAGAATATTTTTGACTTAAAAGGACAGACTGTCACCGATACCCCGTTGCTGGTATTCGACTGCACTCTCGCCAACGGACAGTTCGAGAGCTGGAGTACGCACGCCATTACAGCCGGAAATACGTCTTACTCCCCGCGCGTGCTCACTCACACGATATTCGAGATCCAGACGGCATCGGACCAGGGTGTGGACGGGATTCCTCGGATTTCCATTGTCCTTGCGAATGCCGATTCCCATTTCTCAGAGATCCAGAGATCCATCGGATGGAAAGGTGCGAAACTAAAAGTCGGTCTTCTGTTCTATGACCTCCGCAACGGCGTTCCATTGACGGACACATCTGTAATTTTTCAAGGGATCTGCAACCCCCCGGAGGAAATTCGAGAAGCAACCTTCCGACTCAGCGCGACCAACCGAATGAATCTACAGCGGCTGGTGCTGCCGCAGGTCAGGATTCAGAAGAGGTGTCCATGGGAGTTTCCGGCGACGCAGGCACAGCGGATCGAAGCCATTGATGGCGGAACAGCCGGGAAATACTCACGGTACTATCGCTGCGGCTATTCGGCCGGCGAGCAGGGCGGATCGGGCACCCTCAACGGTGCGAGTCCTTATACCAGTTGCGGACACACACGCGGCGATTGCCAGGCACGAGGAATGGCGCCGAACTTTGGTGGGATCGAATTCGTTCCACCCGCCATATCGGTACGGACGTACGGCGACAGCAGTTTTCATACCTCGGCGATTTCGGTGAACGATGCCCAGTATAACGACTTTGTCCCGTTAGTTTACGGAACGGCGTGGTATAAAGCCCCTGTGGTGTTCGCGCGAAATGACGGCAACCTGACGCACATGGAGGTGCTCTTGGGAGTGGGCGAGTTCCAGGGCGTGCTCACAGTCTTAGTAAATGATGTAGAAATCCCGCAAGGAGTAGCCGGAACGAATATGACAGGCACGGGCTGGTATAACATTCCAACCCTAGGAACGCGGTCAGGTACGTCCAATCCCGACTTCACCGATAGCAGCGGGCATCCGTTGGGAGATCCGTACGGCAGCATGGCATACTTGTCGGTGGTGGTACCCAATCGGCTCAACAACGGCACTACGCTGCCAACCGTCAAAGTTCTCGCACAGGGACTCAAACTGCCGGTGTATCAGATATCGACCCCAGCGCAGGGGCAAAGCCCCGGAATCATATCCGTTGGCGAACAATTCACCAGTAACCCGGTATGGATTCTATTAGACGTCCTGCGACGAACGGGCTGGGGCTTGGACGAGATTGATCTCACGAGTGTTATTAACGCTGCGGTGTACTGCGATCAACCGATTAATGCACTTGATATTTACGGAAACGCAGTCTCATTGGCGCGTTTTCAATGCAACCTCGCTCTCGTAAGTAAACGGGCAGGCGGTGACCTGGTCCGGGGAATTCGAAACTCAGCACGGCTGCTGTTGACATACGGCCCCAATGGGGCCCTGCAGGTTCGAGTGGAGAACACGATTGCAGCAGAGGTGCCGACCAAGCCCGCCTGGTCCAATAGTTCAGAAACCCTAAACGGCGGCTGGCCGAGTTACGAATTCGGAGATGGCACGAACTCAGGCGCCGGAGCATTCTCAGGAATTCTTCGCAAACCCAGCGGTGAACCGAGCGTCAGTGTAAGTTCCAGGCGGGTTGCCGATACGCCTAACCGGTGGGTCGTCGAGTTTCAAGATGCCTTGAATGGCTACCAGCAGGATAGCTTCGCACTGGTGGATGCCGATGATGTGCAGTTGTGTGGGCAAGAGGTTTCCGCAACACTTACAGCGCTGGGGATCGCGAATTACGACCAAGCGGCGCGGATCCTGAAGGTGAACCTCGACAAGTCAGTTCGCGGGAACACGTACGTGGAGTTTCAAACCAGCGTGATGGCATTTGGGATTCAGGCGGGCGACCTCATCACGCTAACATATTCGAAGGAAGGCTGGCTAAGGCAGCCATTTCGTATAACTAAACTCGCTCCGGGGCTAAACCATAGAGTAGTAACGATCTCCGGCCAGATTCACGACGATGCATGGTACGCAGACAGCAACGGCCAAGTAAGTTCAGCCGCCGCAGCGGGGCCGCAGGGGAATGCGACACAGGCAATCCCGAAGCCGCTGATGGGCGCAGTCACTGACACGAACGGGAACGTCCAACTCGGAATTTCTGAGGTGGACGCGGTGAACAGCGACGGCACCGCGGCAGCGACACTAACAGTGAGTTTTATCCCGCCGGTGCCCGCGAGACAGGCAGGGCCGGGAATACCGTTGGTCAGCCTGGCGGCTCAGCTCGGCATGGGAGGAAACCTGCAGGGCGGGCAGACACTCTACTACGCGATATCCGCAGTCGACAGTAGCGGGAACGAAAGCGGGCTGTCGTTTGTCGTAAGGGCGGTGACCGCAGCGAACGGAAGCAGTGTCACTCTGACCGGATTCGGATTCGCGCCGGGCACAGCGGCCTTCAATGTTTATCGCGGCCCTACTCCCGCTCAGATGGCGAGAATCGCATCGAACGAAACGATTGCGACGACGTTTACAGACACCGGCTTGCCGCCCCAATTGATTGCACCTCCTGACGGTAGCTATGATTACGCGAATTTTTACTGGCGAATGGAGTTAGAGCCCGAGATCGCAGTTTCCTTGCATTCAGCGACTACCGTCGGCAACGGCACATTACAGATGCAGGCAAACCAGTGGCGCGGAATGACGGCTTGGATTTCCCGCGGACGCGGCGCCGGCCAGGAGCGGGCGATCGTGACAAATTCCACCACGACGCTAACGATTTCGCCGGCGTGGGACGTGGAACCGGATGCGACGAGTTTCTTCGCCGTGGCGGAAAACAGTTGGCGATTCGGTGCGCTGTCGGCGAATAGCCCTGCCGAATTCGAGGTGCCTAATCGCGCCGGCCAGACAGTTCAGATCAGCGGAAGGTCGGCAAACGCGAACGATGAGGAATGTGCGCTTGAAATCTCTCCGATTACAAGATGGCAGATTGGAGGATCACAGGGCACGGGCGATGCGGGTGTACCGGCAACGCCGACGTTTGGATTGGGAGCCAGCGCCGGGACGCTCGAGTTGAGCGGTGTGAGCTTTTCGGATTTGACGAACACGCGAACCGTATCGTCCGCGACAATGACATTTCATTACTGGGACGAACTGGATGCCGCGACACCAACGCTTCTGACCAGTGCCGTTGCAGCGACCGACACGGTGATCAGTGTGGCGCCCGCAGCGACTCTGGCCGTAGGCAGCTTTGTTCAACTCGGCGCAGAAGTGATGCAGGTGTCGGCGGTCTCAGGCGGACAGATCACCATTACGCGGGCTAGGTTTGGAACGACTGCAGCCGGATATTCGGTGGGTACCCGTGTTCTTGCACTGCAAAGCAAGACCGTGATCGCGCCTTTCCCAGAGAACTTCTTTGGCAGCCCCTATAGCGGCAGTTGGATGTTTCCCATCCCGATCCCAGATGTCCGAGTTGCGAGTGCCGAGTTGTTCGCAACGAATGACGTGGGCAACAGCCCGACAAATAGTATCTTTGTCACACACAACGACGACGCCGGTCTCCGCACCCTGTCGGGTGGGCAGTACTCAATCCAGGTCGATGGCTATCTGGCGGTTGAGGATTCCGTGGCGCCGCCGCTGGTTGTGGAGCGCGATCACGCGGTACGCGACATTTACGGGGTTCTCGGGACTGCAGCCGATGCGACTGTGCAGGTGCAAGTGAAGGTAAACGGGTCCGATTACTGCACGCTAAGCTTGGCGGCCGGCGTTACGGTTTCAACCGCGGTGAACGGTCTGACGGTGGCGCCATTGCGGGCTAACGACCAAATTACGGTGGCCGTGACATCGGTCGGGAGCACCTACCCAGGCGCCGGCTTAAACGTAATCGTGAGGGTCTAGCCGGAGCGTAGACGCACTATGGCAGAGCAACTATCGAAATTGAGGCCGGATCGAGACCTGCAGTGTTATTTCCAGGAACCGTCCGCGATCGCGGCACTCAGTGCAACCAGTCCAAGCGGGTTTACGGTTTCGGGCAGTTGGCGGCAGCAGTTTGACTGGGCGGTCGTCGAGTGGAATCGCGACAACGTTTTCGAGTACCCAGCGTTGCGGAATCTGCCGGATGGCGATTTGAGCGGCGTTCAACTGAGTTACATTGAAACGCGGACAAACTGCATGGCTATGGATTCGACCATGTACGATTCGATCGGTTGGTCGTGGTTACGAATCTGGGAAGAATCAGGCGGAGTCGAGAACTTCCACGCGGTTCTATTAAAGAACTATGCGAGCGCCGTTGGTGGTTACACGGGCGCGACCGTGAGCTTCGAACTCCAGGGCACCCTCGTGCCAGGGGATTATGTCGAGCTGGCATGGCTCGAAGAACATTGGAACTATCTGGTTCAGGCAGGAGATACAGCGCAGAGTGCGATGGCCGGTCTTGCAGCCGCAATCAACACCGGCTCCGCTACCGCTTCTGCGAGCGTAGTGAACGGTCAGATCGTGCTTACCTACAAATCCACGGTGGGAGCAAATGGAAATCGAGTCGGTGTCTACGGAACAGTGCACGGCGCCGGAACGGAAAGGTGGACGCCCCAATCGACGATGTTCAGCGGTGGCATTTCGCCTCAGCAATGGGCAATTACTTTGAATTTCGGCAATCTAACCGATACAGCCGGACAGCACGTCAATGTCACGAACGTGCGAAAGCTGCGCTGGACATGGGCAGCCGATCTGCAGCCGACAACGTTTCAGCGCGGTGAGTTTTCTGTCGTGGTAACTAACTGGAGCATTAGCGGGACAAATCTCGTATACAACGTTGCCGCACCGGGGAGCCTACGCCTTTACGAACCTCCGGGTATGCATGGGCAGGGAAGTACCACCGTAGTGTTTTCGGGGTCTTGGGTAGAGGAGAGAGGAAACTATTGGAGCGGGTCGATTGCTCATACTACTCATCCGGGTGATACGGTGCAGATCATATATTCATCTCCGCTGTCGCATACGCTCTATTGCGGTACACGATTTGCAGGCAATGGCGGGCAAGTCAGTGTTCAGGTCGACTCGGGGACACCGGTAACGGTCAATCTGAAACTCGCTGGGGAAGATTTTCTGGCCCGAGTGCCGATTGGCGTTCAAACAGCGGGGGTGATTCACACCGTCTCAATCACTCACGCTGGTGTAGATGGAACAGACGTCTACTTTGACTTTTTGGAAGCCGCGGTTCCAACTTCAAGCTTGCCGAGTTTTGCGACTTCTGCAACGACAACACTTGCGACCGACTGGGATACCAATCATTCGATTGCGATCCCACCGGAGAGGACCGCCTGGTTGATCAATACGCTCGGATTTAAAGGGCGTGCAAATCACTACGCCGGAGCACTTTGGTTCTACGAACTGGTCTCGGAAGGAAGCGCATATGCATCAGCGACCATCACTTTCAGTGGGGCGCCGGTCTTCGGTGGAACGACGACGATCAGCGTCGGCGGAAGTGCAATTTCTCATCTGAACCTGATCGGTGACACGGCGGCCAGTATCGCCACGTGCTTTGCGTTATTAATTTCTGCGGGATCTTCAGCGGTCTGGGCGCGGACGGGTGGGGCAACGCTTACGATTACCGCAAGACAGCCGGGAACGCAGGGAAATGCAATCGGGATCTCGGCGACGACCACGGGGGCTTTCACGGCGACCGTGAGCGGCGCGACGTTCTCTGGGGGCGCCAACGGAATATGGCTTACGGACTTAAATGCGCTGCCGCGACTGAATCGGGCGGCGCGAGACTGGAGTCTGAGTTATTTTACAGCCTTAAAGAGCTACGGGATCGACGCCGCCGCCGCTTTTAGTACCGAATTAGGAAATGGTGACAGTAGCGATGCCGCGGGAATTGCACAGAAATATACCGATGGCCCGTGCCTGGTGAATACACCGGCGCTGCAAACGAACTTCTCACCTACGAGCCGGACGTTCTGGCAGCAAGTGTATCTTGATATGGCAGCCATTATGACAACTGCGGGATTGATTCCTTATCTTCAGTTCGGCGAAGTTCAGTGGTGGTATTTCGCGACCGGTCATACGAGCATGCCTTTTTATGACGCCTATACGCTGAGTCAATTCCAAGCACAGTATGGACGCGCGATGGGCGTGATTACCGATCAAAACGCCGATCCAACTCAGTTTCCGCAAGAATGCGCGTTCCTGCCAACACTGATCGGCGCGCACACTCAGGCCATCATGTCATTCGTGCGCCAGAGTTATCCGCAGGCTCGATTCGAAGTCCTATATCCACCGGATACAAACAACACGGCATTAAACAAGCTCGTGAACTTTCCAAGCGCCTCCTGGACACCCGCGATTCTGGACTGCCTCAAAACGGAGAACTTCACGTATACCGGGAATCGCGACCTGAATCGAGCGCGGCAATCGATTGGTTTGCCAATGACTCTTTCATTCCCACTCTCGAAAAGCAGTCATCTCGTAGGCATCGGCGGGTACACGACACCATGGGACACGGAGCGCCGCTTGGCAATGGGCGCCGGCCTGGAATCTGTCGTGTTGTTCGCGCTGGATCAGTTCTGCCTGATCGGGTATGGTTTGCCTATGGATCGGGGACCCCGTCGGGCACAATTCCTGGGTAAGTAACGTTTATTCCCATTCGATCGTGCCCGGCGGTTTATGGGTCAAGTCGTAGAATACTCCCGCCAGCGAGCTGGTCTGCATCAGTTCGGTCCAGATCTTCGAGATAAGATCGCCTGGAATGGGCACGGAGCGCGCGGTCATTCCATCGACCGAGTCAATGGGACGCAGCACAATGGACTCGGGCGCTGCGGCTGTTCCAAGTGGAATCAGGATCACCGGGAACTGCCAGACGGAGCGATCGAAACCACTATCGTGGCTCAAGCGGCGGACAATCGAGTCGGCGTGACGCAGCAATCGAATTCGCTCGGGCGTTAACGAGCACGCACGAACTTCCATATCGTTGAGTGGAACGCGAGTTTGAACAGCGGCAATGATCCGATTCACACCCCTGATGCGATTGGCAAGATCGATCGCGCGCTCATGATCGAGGGAATCAATTGCGAGAACAGGCGCGTAGCTGCGATCGTCTCCCTGTACCCCTACCGAATTAACGGGGATCACCCATCCATCGGCTGTTTGCCGCACCGGCGCATCGAATTCGGAGCAAAGGCAGCGAATCGCGAGGCCTGGCCCGGGGAACGGATGCCGCTCGAGGAGGTCGGCGGATAGCCCGAGTTCCCGGCCAATCTCGCGCACTTCGTCCTTATAGAAAGACTTCAGCGGCTCCACGATGCGGCCGCATTCGATGAGCTTCTGGATGCCGGCCACGCGATTATGGTGAGTCTTGATGACCGCGGCTTTGGCGGTGCCGCCCGATTCAATAGTGTCGGGGTAGATCGTGCCCTGTCCGAGAATCCATTGTTCATCCTCAAGGCGCCGCGATTGAATGATCCGTTCCTGCACGCGTACGAATTCCTCGCCGATAATGTGCCGCTTGCGTTCGGGGTCGGTAACACCCGCAAGCGCAGCCAGAAACTGCTCTGCCGCATGCTCAACAGAAATTCCGGGGAAGCCGCCGACGAACTCAGTTTCCCCTTCGCGCATCAGACCGGTATCTACATAGACGCCTCGCACGCGACCGGCGCCGAGAGCCCGAGAGCAAAGTGCGAAGGCCACAGAAGAATCCACTCCGCCGCTCACGAAGAAAAAAATGTTGCGATTCCCGGTGCATTCCCGGGTTTCCTGCTCAATGAGCGGAATACGATTCCGCGGGTCCCAATCCTTGTCACAACCGCAAACGCGAAACACAAAGTTCGAGAGGTATTCGAGACCCCTCTCGGTGTGGACTACTTCGGGGTGAAACTGAAGTCCGTAGAGCTTCTGTCTTGGGGCCGCGATCGCCGCGATGCGACACGTGTCGGTATGGCCTACGACTTCGAAGCCTTCGGGAACGGCGCAAACGACGTCGCGGTGGTTCATCCAGATTTGCTGCCGTCCAGCAAGACCGTGAAACATCGGATCGGCGCTTTCGTCCAAATCGAGGACCGCGAATCCGTATTCGCCTTTGTCCCCCTTTTGGACTCTGCCTCCCAACAGATGAGCCATGACCTGCTGTCCGTAGCAGATGCCCAGCACAGCCTGGCCGCTCGTGAGGATCGCTGGATCTACGGTCGGACTTGCAGGGTCGTAAACGCTCGCCGGGCCACCCGAGATGATCAGGCCTTTGGCTGTCGCCAACTCGCACGCCGGAGTTTCGCTCGCCCGGACCTCGGCGTAAACGCCAAGATCACGGACTTTTCGTGCCTCGAGATGAGCGTATTGGCCGCCCGCGTCGAGGATGATGATCTGCGGGTTAGGGTTCAA